TATGTTTCTCCTCTTGGGTGGCACCGGAGTGGGTTATTCAGTTCAAAAGCACCACGTCGAACAACTCCCAGAAATCCGTAAACCAAGTGGTAAACGCACATACCGATACCTTATCTCTGACTCTATTGAAGGCTGGGCAGACGCCGTAAAAGCTCTTGTTGGCTCTTACTTTAAAGGTACTTCTAAGATTCGCTTTGACTTCTCCGATATTCGACCAAAAGGCGCCCGTTTAGTAACTTCTGGCGGCAAAGCCCCCGGACCACAACCTCTTCGTGAGTGTCTTGTGAAACTGCGCGGTGTGTTGGATACAAAAGAGAACGGCGACAAGTTAAGTTCTATTGAGGTTCACGATATGGTGTGTCACATCGCTGATGCAGTCCTCGCAGGTGGTATCCGTCGAGCAGCACTTATCTCCTTATTCTCAGCAGATGACGACGAAATGATTTCTGCCAAAGCAGGCAACTGGTGGGAAGTCAACCCACAACGAGGCCGAGCAAACAATAGTGTTGTTTTAATGCGCCACATTGTTACCAAGGAGTTCTTTATGGACCTTTGGGACCGTGTGAAAGCAAGTGGAGCAGGAGAGCCCGGTTTCTACTTTACATTTGACAAAGACTGGGGAACAAACCCTTGCTGCGAAATCGCACTCCGTCCGTATCAGTTCTGTAACTTGACCGAGGTCAATGTCTCGAATGTGGATACACAGGAAGAATATGAAGCACGAGTTAAAGCAGCAGCGTTCATTGGCACGCTACAAGCCTCATACACAGACTTTCACTACCTTCGCCCAGTATGGCAGCGCAATACAGAGAAAGACTCTCTTATCGGTGTCTCAATGACTGGTATCGCCTCTGGAAACGTTCTAAAGCTAGATATGAAAGCAGCAGCGAAGGCAGTAAAAGAAGAAAACAAGCGAGTTGCTGAACTTCTAGGAATCAAGCCGGCTGCACGAACAACCTGTGTTAAGCCAGCCGGAACCACGTCTCTAACACTCGGAACCTCATCAGGCATTCATGCTTGGCATAACGACCACTATATTCGTCGTATCCGAGTCGGCAAGAATGAAGCTATCTATCAATATCTGTTAGCGAACCATCCAGAACTAGTAGAAGACGAATATTTCCGTCCTCACGACACAGCAGTTATCTCCGCGCCACAACGAGCGCCAGAAGGTTCCATAACACGGACTGAGACGGCCCTAGACTTGCTCAACCGAGTAAAGAAGGTCAGCACAGAGTGGGTGAAAACCGGCCACTGGAAAGGGCAAAATACGCACAATGTGAGTGCAACCGTCACTATCAAGGATGAGGAATGGGACGAGGTTGGAGAATGGATGTGGGAGAACCGAGAGACTTATAATGGTCTATCCGTCCTACCTTTCTCAGACCATACTTATAAACAAGCACCATTTGAAGATTGTGATGAAGATACATACAACGAAATGCTAAAATCACTGTTATCAGTTGATCTTACCAATATTGTTGAGATGGAAGACGATACTGATCTTCAAGGCGAGTTGGCGTGTGCCGGCGGTGCTTGCGAAATTAAATAAACACTTGACTCGTTAAGCAAGACGAGTTATAATATAGATATAGAGACAACGGAGTCAAGAATGAAATTAGATCCTAAAAACAACTGGATTCAAGTTGAACTTTCCTTTGATGAAAAAGAGGAGAAGGAGAGCTTGATTGCTCTTCCAGAAGACTATAAACCTGCCGAAAAGCCATACAAGGCGGTTTCAATGAAAAGTGATCCACAAGGTGATTACAAGTTTGGAGATATACTTGTTGTTCCTACCCACATTATTCGCGAGATTGAGATCCGAGATAATAAATTCTATCTCGTTGAGCGAAACCACGTTATGGCCGTGGTAAACCACGATGGCTGACCCAAAAGCTTTTAGAAGCGAAAGAGAATGGATCTCTGCTACAGTCCCTTCAGCTAAATCTTTCCCGAAAGATAAGGTGGATCACCCAGACCATTACGGTGGGGAAGAAAACCTTTATGAAGCCATTAAAATCATTGAGGCTTATGATCTAAACTTTTCTCTTGGAAATTCTATTAAGTATATCCTTAGAGCAGGAAAGAAAAACGATAATGTTATCGAGGACCTACAGAAAGCAAGTTGGTATATCCAGCGTCAGATTGAGTTTTTGGAGCAAAAATGAGAAGTATTGATATTTACGGCGATGGTGTTGGAAAAGTTGATCTTGTTGATCATATGGGTTCAGATCTTACAATCGTAAACTCTGCCCGTGTTAGTTTCGGCAAATCTAAGGAAGAATTAGATGAGAAAGACGAAAGGCTTATTAATTATCTGGTCAAGCATCGGCACACGAGCACGTTTGAGCATAATGTTGTTACTTTTCGGTTTACTGTGCCTCTATTTGTACGAAGTCAGCATCACCGGCATAGAACTTGGAGCTATAACGAGATATCTCGCCGATACACTGACATAAACATTCAGTTTTACGAGCCCGAAGCGTTTAGAACACAACACAAGTCTAACCGACAGGCGAGCAACCCTGATGAGGTGGCCGATCCAACACTATACACGCCAGTTGAGAAAACTAGTGAAGCAGTTAGGAAACATCACGAAGAAAGTATGCGCCTTTTTAACAAGATGATTGAAGCAGGCGTTTGCCGCGAACAGGCCCGTGGAGTTCTGCCACAAAATATGTATACTGAGTATTATGGCACAACAAATCTAAGTAATCTCTTAAAGTTCATCGATCTCCGCACACACGAAGGCGCACAATGGGAAATCCAGATGGTCGCAGAGGCTTGTCTGGACATTGCAGAAGAACTCTGGCCGGTTGCTGTGGGTTCGTATCGGAAGGTTAAAAGTGAACGATCTGGTTGAGGATTACATCAATAATGTCTTAGACGAAAAAAGACCTGAGTTTGGTGGCAAAAGAGTTTGCCCCTTCGCATCTCGCGAGCTAGAAACAAATAAGTTGATGATAGCAGAAGTTGGCGACAAGAGTTTAGTAGATCTAATAGATGATTTTAAGAACTCTAAATATGACAGTGCTTTATTAGTTATTAAAGATAACATTCCTGCTGACCAGACAAACGATTTCAAGATCTTTGTAAATAAACTTTTAGAGGCGCAAGGCTTGGGAGATCACAAAAACATTTGTTTTAATCCTAACGATGAAGCCACAGTTGACGGATACAATCCAAGGTCATTAGCACCTTATTTTATGGTCAATATCGCCCCAAGAGAAATATTAAGCAAAGCAGCAAAAACACTAAGGAAAACAAACTATTATGATAGACTACCAGACGAGTATCTATCTTTCTTAAAAATAAAAGACAGACCAAAGAGCAAATAATGAGTTTAGACAAGTTAGTATCCAAAATCAGGACATATACGCCGTTCGTAACACCTGAATATGAGTTGTATGTTGTAAATGGCTTGTATTGTAGGTTCGGCGCCAACACTCTCAGGAAATACAAGTTCAAGTTCCCAGAGGATATTGATGGAAGATCTGTTAAACTTATTTATCGGACAACATATTCTGGCAAACTACATTATTGGGATTATACAAACAACTACCCCGGCCACGTCAGAGAAGATAGCGATGTTCGTCCAATAACCAAAGACCAAGAGGCAGTTTTGACCAAGATTTTAGAAGACTTTATCAACAGCGAGAAAGAGTAATGTGGGAACTGTGGCAATGGGATGGCCGATATATTAAAGGCAAGAAACTAAAAAGGTCCAAAACTAAGCAAACTGTTATGAACCACGCTAAAAAGCATATGGAATATGATAGGATTGTAAAGGGGGGCAAAAAGGGTGAGTTTTTCTTTGAAGACAAAGAAGGCCGACCCGTAGGTATGTTGATAGAGAGGCAAGATGCGAAAGAAACTAAGAAATGAGTTGGTGGCACTCACACTAGCCAGAGAAATTACAAAACTGGTTATAGGAGCAGCAATTGCAGTAACCATAACACTTTTAGTGTTTAAATATTTAATTTGGAGTTAATATGTTAGCAGAAAGACCAGTATTTAAAATATATATCAAGGATGGATGTCCTTATTGTGATAAAGCACGCGATTTTATTTTGCACGAAATGCAAATGTCGCTTCATACGATTGATATCACAAGGGATCCTCATATGAGAGAGATGATCATCGAAGACACAGGACAAAAGACATTGCCTGCTATCTTCCTTGGTGGTGTGTTCCTCGGTGGATGTGATGATATGATTAAATCTTATGAGGACGGCGAGCTAGAACTAATGGCCCTCCGCGAAGAGAACGCTATTCTCAAAGGCGTGATTAGTAATGTTAGGAAAAGTGTAAATTGAAAGCCACTCTTACCAAGGCGATCGTAGGTGGGGCAACCATAAGTTTTGTTCCATCTATAATCGTTGGCTGGTTGGCCAACACTTTCCCGAGTATTGCACCAAAAGAGCTACAGACTGTATCTGACTTCTTTGGTTCGGGTATTGGCCCGCTACAACTAATGGTTTTCGCCATTATTGTGTTCGTTATTCCGCCAATAGAGGAAATACTGTTTAGAGGCTGGTTGTGGAAGATGTGCAGGTGGAAGATAAACCCCTACTGGACGTGGATTATTACTTCGCTTATTTTCGCCGCAGTCCACGCTGAACCACTACATATTTTAGGGCTACTTCCACTTAGTTTTTTCTTGGGTTGGTTACGAAAAGAAACCGGCGGTATTGAGTATTCTACGATCGCACACATTACAAATAACGCTGTGGCTTGTCTATTGATGATTATTTAAAGGATAAAATGAAGTTAGATAGGCACATTTATGAGAAAAACGAAATCGTTATTGGTGGCTGTCTATCCTCTCTCCTTCACGCATACAAAAACAACATACCAGTTATTTTTGTTAATCCAAAACCTCCCTTTCGCTACGACAAGATAGAAAGCGAGTATGATTTAAGTTTCCTTGGTCTCGAACCATTTGAGATGTATTATCAGCGTCAAGTGTGGGAGAGGCTGCTGTTTTTACTGGGCCTGTCTGGCAATCTGCCACTTTCTAATAATGCAGCAGGTTTGAGAGTTGTTGATAACCTATTA